TTTAAATTTTTGAGCTTTTTCTGCCTTTATTTCTTCAACACTTTTTTGATGGCCATAACAAGTTATTGAAAATCGGCGAAGGACTCCTTTTTGCTCTAATCTATTTTTTTGTTCAACATCAAATAAAAATTGTGACATACATAAAATGCGATCTGGATCAAAATAACCTCTATCCGCATACAAAAAAGCCAAATAAAAACTTAACATTGTGTCTATTGTTGCAATTTTTACTACTTTACCATCAATATGAATATTATTGTAACTATGACACCCCGCAGGTTTAAAAATAAACGCAATTGTGTCTTTACCCACTAGTATTTCATAGTGAACCGGAATTACATCGCCGATTTCATCATGTTTTACAATTTTAACATTTGTAACATTAATATCTTTTAATCTCTCTTTTACAATTTCAGCCGTTGTTTCTGGATCATTTGAGAGAACATCAAAATCAGGAATTTTTTCAAATTTTTTTTGCAAGTTTCTTGGCATGTATTTGGAATAAATAGATAATGCATATCCTCCAAAAAATACTGCACCTTGATTTATAAATGTATCTTTTACATTCTCATAAATATTATTTTGATAATCTTCCCCATTTATTTTAGTTGCAAATTCTCTCTGAAAGTTGATTGTTGCACATTGCTTTCCTACCAAAGGATAATGTTTGTTTAATAATGTCAAACGTTTTAATATTTTTTCCCAACGATCTGTATCTCCCGCTGGTCTAGATAATTCTAAAAACATTGACATTCGCAAATAATTTGGGGGTGTATACAATATACCAGCCACTCGAATAGATTCTTTTTTAATAGACTCAAATAATTCTTTTGGTAAATGCGTTATGTCTGCTATTGGAATAAAATTTACAAATACTTTAAATGTTCCTGCGTGTTGACCACTTTTTGCTTCAACTTCCGTGTAACCCCTTTCATAAAATACATCCGCTAATTCTTTTGCGTCTTCTAAAGAATTGGGACTGAAAAAATCATAGTCAGGGATTTCAACATCTCTATCATAAAATTGGTCTTCTTTTGGCAAAATATTATTTATTGCCGTACCACCATAACAAATTAAATTTTTTCTTCTTATAAAGTTTTCTACAATAGTTATCATTTCTTGAATTTCTGGAGTGTTGACGTTTCTTTTTCCTATTTTTTCTTGTGCTAAATCAACTGCACTTCGTAAAACAGCTAATTCACATTCATTAAAATTCATAGATTTATCGCATTGTTTTGGGACTTTCATTCGTATAGTTATATTATACGAATAAAAATATCTTTTTCAAAGTAATTTAAACATTGAAGCTATAATAATCCTTGCTAATTGTTCTTGTAGCATAGCTTAATTCTGGTTTTTGAGGTGTAGGAGCAGGTACAGTAACCGGCACATAGCGAAATCTTTCTGGTTTTAGAACATACGCATATCCGGCCTTGTCAAAAAATGCAGTGTTTTCTTCTAAAAATAGATCTACTTGCTGATAACGCATTGCCAACATTTGTGTTCCTGTTTCTCTTACCAAAATTGTACTCATGTTTGGAGGATTAATACCAACGTCAGGCATGCCTATTGTCATATTTCTTTTATTATATTCAATCAACTCATTTACATCAGGGGCTTGTTTAATATCTGTATAGTGTAATGCGCGCATAAACATTGAGTTACTTGTCATATTAACATATTCTTGGAAATGTTCACTCTCCATAAAAGAAGTATTTGATCTGTCTACAATAATAATTACTTTACCGACCAAGGTTAATAAAGGCACATCTCCTAGATTAGTTTTGTGATTTTCAAAACTATAATCTTTTCCTAATAGTATTGAGTTGTAGGATTTAAAAATATTTGCAAAATTTTCATACATCTTTGAATTTGAACTTTTGATTCTTAAATGTATAACAACTGGATCTCGAGGATTAGGACAAGTGCTATTCGAAAAAGCATAATTTTGGATTGTATACATTACATCTGAAAACTTTACAGAATTATATGTTTCCTTAATGAAATAACTATCTTCTGTTGATGTTGCTACAACTGGTTCATTATCAAGGGAGTAAACTTCAAAATCTAAACCTCTTACTCCTTGTTTAATCACATTTTTCAAATTACAAATGTCGACAAAGTCATTTTTATACGATCCTCCACTGCACGAATTATAAGCCGATTTAATATAATAATCTTTAAATGTATATCCACATTGAGGATCGCCTGAATTTATTGAACGCAAGTTTCCATCAACTTTGCTATAGAGAGAATCCATAAACGAACATTCTCTCGCTTCCAATCTTCTCATGTAAAAAAAATAACATAACATCAAAATGATTATTAAAAGAATCATAAAAAATATCATTTTTGACACAAAATCTTCTTTTAAAGATGTTAAATATTTCATTGTATTATCAATTGTTGAAGGCATAATATATTCTTAATATATACTTTTATAAAAATATACTTTTGCAACTTTAAAAAGTTGCGCAAATTAAAAAACTATAACAAAATATACATTTAAAAATATTATCATATTATAGATAAATGGCAGGAGGACTTTTAAATTTAGTATCACAAGGACAACAAAATATTATATTGAATGGGAATCCCTCGAAAACTTTTTTCAAGGCTAAATATGCAAAATATACAAATTTTGGATTACAAAAATTTCGCGTTGATTTTGAAGGCGCAAAAACATTACGTTTAACAGAGGAATCTACTTTTACATTTAAAATACCTCGTTACGCTGATCTTTTAATGGATTGTTATATTTCTGTGGACATTCCTTCTATTTGGTCTCCTATTTTACCCCCACAAAACGATACAACCAATACCAATTGGGCTCCATATGAATTCAAATGGATTGAAAACCTCGGAGCTCAAATGATCAGTAAAGTTTCTATTACTTGCGGAAACCAAACGCTGCAAGAATTTTCCGGGGCTTACATACTTGCTCAAGTGCAAAGAGATTTTATTGGCACTAAACGTTCTCTATTTGATGAAATGTCTGGGAATACACCCAATTTAAATAATCCCGCGAATTATGGAGGTCGCGTTAACTCTTATCCAAATGCATTTTATACTGAAAACCCGAGTGGAGCCGAACCATCTATTCGAGGAAGAACATTATATATTCCATTAAACGCGTGGTTCAATTTGCGAAGTCAAATGGCTTTTCCATTAATAGCACTTCAATATAACGAGCTTCACATTACAATTACTTTCCGTCCTATTAATGAACTTTTCCAGATTCGCGATGTTTTTGATCAATACAACAACTATCCATATGTTGCGCCAAATTTTAATTTATATTACATGCAAATGTATAGATTTTTACAACCTCCACCCGATGTTACTTTAGGACCCTCTTCTTATACTGATACTCGAACAATATGGAACGCTGATATTCACTTAAATTGCACTTATTGTTTTCTCTCTAATGACGAATCTAAATTGTTTGCATTAAATGAACAAAAATACTTGTTCAAGCAAGTGTATGAAAGGCCGTATTACAATATTTCAGGCTCTACAAAAATTCAATTGGATTCGATTGGTATGGTTTCAAGTCACATGTTTTTCTTGCGAAGAAGTGATGCAAATCTTAGAAATGAATGGAGTAATTATACAAATTGGCCGTATAACTATTTACCAAGCGATTTAATTCAAGCGCCTACAACAGGATCTTATCAGGTAACACAAACACTTTCAACAACTGGAAATCAACTTGTAACATTATCTGGTCCAGGTGTTAATCCAAATGGAAATATGACTGGATGGCTAATTACTGGAGATTATAGTCCTCAAAATCAAAAGGGTATATTAATTAGTTTAGCGATATTATTTGATGGGCAATACAGAGAGAATGTTCAACCTGCAGGGGTTTATAGTTTTATTGAAAAATATTTGAGAACTGATGGTGTTGCGCCTGCAGGTCTGTATGTTTACAATTACTGCTTGAATTCTTCCCCATTTGAACTTCAACCCTCGGGAGCAGTTAATATGAGTCGTTTCAATACTATTGAATTTGAACTTGTCACAATTAATCCGCCGTTAGACCCATTAGCCCAAACAATGACTATTTGTGATCCTCTTACCGGAAATGTAATTGGTATTAATAAACCCACTTGGCGCATTTATGACTACAACTTTGATCTCTATTTGTTTGAAGATAGAATAAACATGGTTACTTTCATTGGAGGTAACTGCGGTCTTGCATACGCAACTTAAAATTAAATATATTTATATATTTTCATATTAACTTAAAGAAAATATATAATAAAATGCGAATTATAATGCATATTCCGGTTGTATTCTATTTATTCCTAATCTGTTAGACATTATATAGAAAGTAGAAATTGAAAATAATAATAAATCTGATGACCCTCTAACTAATAATGGCGTGTCTGATATCATTTGACTATATGTAATCCATAATGTCGATGAAACCATATTCATAATAGAGAATAGTAAAGAATAAAGATTCGTGGATTTTTTCGTGTATAATAAATACATGAAAATGAATCTTCCTGATATTGAAATAAAAGTAGCGGAATATGCAATTACTAATTGATTTTCCATATTTTATATAGTTTCATATTTTTGTATTATAATTTCCGAAATAAATAATAAATTCCAAACAGGGCTTAAAGAAAATATATATTATTTTCAAAATCGGGTTTAAAGAAAAAATTATCGATTTTCAAGACTTTTTTGGAAATCCCGTTTTTGGACATTTATTTTTGTCCATTTTTCAAAATCCAAAATACTTTTCACTTTTTTCTAGAATTCTACTGAAAAAAAGGCACTATGACCATAAAGCTCTCATCTTTTTTAAAGAGATAATAAAAAGTGTTACTGAACTTTTTTTAAAAAATAAAATTTTGGGAGAAAAGGATTTAGGAACTTTTTTCTGTTTCACTTATATGAAACAAATGAAACAAAAATTTGGCGCCGAGGATCCTAAAATTGAAAAAGAATACGAGTGCGAATTATGTAACTATAAATGCTGCAAACTTTCTTTATATAAAAGACATATTATAACCGATAAACACAAAAAACGTGAAAATGAAACAAATGAAACAAAAAATGAAACAAAAGAGGTACCTAGTGTTTTGCTGTGTAATTGTGGCAAACAATTTAATAGTAGAACTACATTGTGGAGACATAAGAAAAAATGTACTGGAGAACCTGATGAGACATTTGAAGAACCTATAAAAGAAGATAAGTCTGATTTACATAATTTATTTTTAGAAACTCTCAAACAAAATCAAGAATTACAAAAACAACTCATAGAAATGTCAAAAGAAAGAAATACAATTATTCAAAATCAAACAAATAATAATAATTCTTTTAATTTGAATATTTTCTTGAATGAAAAATGCAAAGACGCATTAAATATTCAGGATTTTGTAAATACTATCAAATTACAATTATCCGATCTTGAAGAAACTGGCAGGCTTGGATATGTTGAAGGATTAACAAATATTGTAGTTAGAGGGCTTAAAGAACTTGATGTCTATAAGCGACCGATTCATTGCAGTGATTTAAAGAGAGAAGTATTATATGTGAAAGACCAGGATGAATGGACTAAAGAAAATGAAGACAAAGGACGTATTACTAAGGCTATTAAACAAATTTCGGTGCGTAATGCAAAACAAATAAATGAATGGACAAAATTAAATAAAGGATATGATGATTCATCAAGTAAAAAAAGCGACAAATATTTAAAACTTATTATGGAAGCTAATAGCGGCGAACCAGACGAAATTAATAAAATTATCAAACACGTTGCAAAACAAGTAACGATCGATAAAGCTGAAAAATAATTTTATATTGAATAAATTGTAAAATTATTTTATAAAGGTATATTT